CCATCATCATAATATCTTTCTGCCGAGCCAAAGAAGGCAAAGTTCTTTGGATCACTATAGTCAACGTTAGGCATGAATCTTATCTTATCCTTATTGAAGGACTCAATATACTCTTGAGATTCTACCTCGTTAGCCATATCTTCCAGACTAGAAGATTTAATTGTTTTTGTTGAATTGAATAAGTCTTTAAGTTTCATATTTCTCTACTCTAAATTTAAATATCTTGTTTACAGGTTTGTAATCAGCGATAAAGTCGTCATAAAATGCCAACTTAACCCCATATGAATATCCGGGCTCAAGAATAGACATATCGAAATCGAAATAACTTCCTGAACCATCAAAAGATAACTCTGTGTACTTGACACTGCCTGTAGCGTGTTCAATAACTTTGTAGTTGTCAATGATTCTAAATATTTCATATGATCCTGATGTTGGAATATACAATTGAGGCTCTGCAACTGTTCTTGTGTAAATAGTTGGACTCCAGCCTTTTAATCTTGTATATATTCTAAATCTTGCTGTTTCGTCACTTTCGTAAACTTTCTTTAAATTAGTAATAGAGACATAATAGTCGTTTGTTTTTGTAGTTGTCCCAGTGTATCTTACTTCTGGGTAGATTGTTCCTGTGTGGAATTGTGTGGAACCTGTATACCATACATCGTGTAAAGTTTCAGATGTTCCAGTGATAGACACAGATGCGCTATAAATACCAGTTGAAACATATGATCCTGTAACTGTCACTAGTGCTGTTCCAGATGGAGCCGATGCAGACGATTCATACAGTGCTACTGCCAAATCTCCTGTACCAACAGAAGGAATGTTCTTTAATCTTCCACCGATATTATTGTAAATGTATAAAGTATTTAAATTATCTTCGGCAGGTGCCAATGAGGAACTGTAATAAAAGTTTGATCGATCATCTTTGACAGAAGAGTTCCATCTTGCTTCAATAGCAGGACGATTGAAATAATATTCGGAATCTCTTGCTGAAAACTTTTTAGTATAGTAACTGTTTGCATCTGATTCAAAACTCGATGAAAACTTTAGAATAAATCCATAGTTGTTACCACTGTTCAGAGAATTATTAAGTACATCTTCTACATATTTCGTCACATCTACTTCAAAATCTTCAAGTCCGGTATCAAATGTTTGTTCAAATGCGTAAGAGGTATTGTAATCACCTTCGGCTCCACCGGCACTCCAAGCGGCTGTTGTGGATGATGATAACCAGTTTGAGTGCCCAATATCAGTGAATTCATCTAAATCCATTCCGTAGCCTTCATCCCAGTCAACTGTCAATGGGTGTGCAATTAATTTAAAATTTCTTGGTACAGTATCAGGATGTTCGACGTTGCTAAGTTTCATGAAAAATTTAACTGATCCTGAATTTGGTAATACTCCAGCATCTCTATCTTGTTTGATAGTCTTAATATCACTGTTAAGATCTGTTTCGTTCACTGGGAAATTGATAAGTATCCTTGCTTGCTCTACGGAAGATGACGTAACTTGCCCATACATCTTAAATATTTCTAGAGAATCTGCTAAACCTGTATTCGCACCAGTACTCCTCTTACTTAGTCCAGAATTAAATTGATTGGTAATCGTATTATCTGCGATTGCTGTATATCTTTTAATAGCCATTACTTAACACTCCCTTTGATATCAATTGTTGGAAACTTAACTTCAAATATGCAATTCAGTGGACAGGCAATAAATCTTCCATCTGGGGTGGTATTAGCAGCGATGTCTATTCCACTTCTAGAATAGGCTCCACCGTTTTTGTTGGTAACATGCACATCAGTTGTATCTGCCACCCCCTCAACTCTATTTAGGGTTGAATAGACTTCTGTATAGTTAAAAGGCTCTGCGATGTCAAAGTGTCTTAAAAAACGATTTCTAAGCGTCCTTAGACACTCGTCAAGGACTTTAAATTTATCATAGCCCCCTTTGGTTACAATACTAAATGAAATGGCTAGATTGAGTATCTTCGCGTCCATAATGTCCAATGTGTCATTAATCATTCGATACTGATTAAGCCAAGTCTTGATATTGCTCTTAATTATGTCGTTTGATACACTAAGATTTCCAGCACTATTCTCAGAAATAATGTACATGTTTAAGTTTCTTTTAAACGAGTCTTTGTCTTGAAGCACCGCACATCTCTTGACTGCTCCATATTTTGGAGGCATATTGTATACCAAAGATTTGTAGTCTTCTCTTGTTACAGCACGGTTCTGTGCAGCGAAGAAAGATTTAGTTCTAACCTTTAACTCTTCTGTTGTTGGTATATTAGCATGCCCAATGATAGGGTTTTCGTTAGAAGATTCTAAAGAATTTCTCACCTGTGCTAGTTTTCCAGAGTCTAGGGCAGTCTCGTTCTCGAAACTGTATATTGCTCTGACTAATTGCGTTACCGAGCCCACCGAAGCATTTGGGTTGTTGCTACTATTAACCCTGTATACTACATTCAAAACAGTGTTAACTGGAGAAACTCCGAACTTGTCTGAGCCAAGCAGATTACTTGGATCAAAGTCTGTATTGGTTATATAGTCTCTACCAAATTGCTCTAGAATAACATTACTTGGATCAATTACTTTATCTATCTTTATGTCTTCTTCTGAACCAAAGCCGAATATAAGGTGAGTCTCACCTCTGCTTCTTTCCACAACGAATCTTCTTGGAACAGCGGTTGGCTTAAGCAGCATGGGGGCGGCTTCTCTCGTAGAAGAGTCATTATTAGATATCTCTCGATAAACAACGTCTTGCCCTAGATGCTCAACTTCGTAATATTCATGCCCTTCTTTATCAGTACAATCTAATATTTCTGCCACATTGGTATCACCTAACAAAATCTTGTTGAATTTTTTAAATGCCCCAACGGTTACATTCTTTTCAGCCAATCTGCCAGATATTATCCTTCCAACTGATTTGATGATATAATGAGTTGGAAGCCCTGTGGTTGTGTTAACCCTACCTACTACTACCTCATTACTAGAATCTCTAAAATCCACATCTTCAGTAAGGATAAAATTCTCACCGGCTGTAGATGCTAATTCAGTTCTTCTTTTAAGCACTGGTATGTACCTAGAGTCCGGAGCGAGTCCAGTTGAGTCTGCCGGGATCAATATAAAAAGAGATACATATCCATGAGCAGAAGCCCGTCCTCTGTATTTATACCCCATTTGACGTGTTAGTTTGACAACATTGTCATATTCATTTGCAGTGTCTAGGAAAGATTCGTTCGCCTGATAATCCAAGTAGAAAGATAAGATGTCTCCAGTGTAAGCCACTTGATCCATCACAAGAGATCCAAAAGAAGCATCGTTAAAATCTTTATAAGTGTCCGGATAGTACCTCTTGGCATGATTAATCAAGTCTTGCTTGATAGAGTTAAAGTCCCTACTAGTATACTTAATGGGTACTTTTTTGTTTTTATCGTCGTATTTAGCCATTTACTTCCCTCTTTATATGTTTACAACCAAAGCGCTAACTGCACCGGATCCGTTGACACTGAATTTCACAGTAACTAGTAGTCCGTTCGCAGTTATATTGTCATTATTTGATTCTGAATGAAATAAGACATCTTCGATTTTAATATACCCCATATATTGACTTACTTGTCTTTTTATCTTAGCCTTGATTCTAGAATAAGTTGAAGAATCATTTTGCTCAAATAGATATCTTTTCATTCCCACGCCAAAGTTTGGATCCATAATCCTCTCTCCCGGACTGGTAAGAAGAATCATCTTAAGATTTTGATTTATAACTGCCATGATAGTCTGGTTATTTTCATAGCCATTCGAGTCATTAATCAATAAAGGAAGTTTAGGTGAATAGTTGGACATATTAGTTACCTCAAATCTAAATAGTTATTTTATCTATTTTGATTCAAAGTAAGAATCGCTTGGTTTCTTTCTTGTTCTAATGCCTTCATGAAATCATTAGCATTTTCTTCAAAATTGTCTCTGTAAAAACTCGTGTCAGTAATATTAATAATATCATATCCAAAAAGTTCTTTAAAACTTGAAGAAAATTCGAAAGTTTTAATATTCGAATACAAATCTTTAAAATTATTATACCTTTGTTTGGCATCCTCGATGCTGGAATCTTGACTTATTTTGAAAGTTTCATATCTATAATTTATCACTGAATTTAATTCTTCTAGGCTCGTTGCATTATAAGTGAATTGGATATGCTGCAGTAATGTTGAAGGGTATTCTTCTAGTGGCAAGTCAAGATATTGATCATAAACTGTTTTATAAAAATACACAGAGAAAGTAAAGTATCTTAAGCCAATTCTCATGAGCCTGTTATATTGGTTTATTCCATCTTTGAACTTACCTTCTTCAAGAATTCTATTCCATGCATATGGTACTAAAGTAGATGATTCATTCACTAAATAACTAAAATAGTCTAAATAATCTTCTAAATCATTTCTAAAATCTCGATCTAACGGCATGTAGAACAGGTTCGACATCAATCCTATAAGTTTCCAAAGTTCTACCTCTTCTTTCCTATCAAAATCAATTGAGAAATAATCTTCGGGATCATAATAGAGTGGCTCATCTAGTGACACTTTTCCAGAACTCTGCCCGAAGGCTGTAGATATTGGGTAGTTAGCGATGTCCGGAAGATCTACTTCTTCTACAAAATCATCATGTGAGCGCTTTTGGAAACTTAAAAATTTATTATAGAACTCTTCCATAAAAGAAACGAATTCTGTGTACCTTCTAATGACTTCAGATGCTTTTTCTAAAGACAAACCTGTTTGTGCTTGCAATTGCTCTTCTATTGTTCCCCCAACGAAAGTTCCAGTATCCTGATCTGCACCAGAATTCAGATTATCTCCTCGTTTGAGATCTGCTAATTTCTTTCTCTCTTTTGGTTCTAGATAAGAACTAGCCAGATACAAAAGTCCTAATGGGCCGATTGGAGGGCCGGGAGCGAATGGGATTAGATTCATAGGTAGTGCCATCAAAGACGCGGCTTTTGGCGGTATATCAAACCCTGCCAATGATGCCCCCTGACGTATCTTCGAGGCGATCTTTATATTGGGATCGAATTGTTCTGCAAAGCCTTTAAGAATTAAAGGCACAGTCATCAATGCCATTTTCTTTGCAGTGGCAGAGTACTCTGGAGTTGTTGATATGCCAGCCTGCTGCTCTAGGGACAACATATCCAATTGCTTATCTTGCGATTCAAATGCAGAAGGATCCTGATCAAGCGTTTCAATATTTCTCTTGATTGTGTCTTTTGACTCTGAAAATATTAAAGATATTTCTGGCTTCTCTGATGTTAAAAGTACCTTGTAAAGTTCGATGATCGATTGCTTAAGATGATCTACTCTCATAATATTCATTAAAAAGTTGTATACACTAGTTTGGGTGCTGTTGCTGTCAGTAATTAATTTGGATATTGATGCCTTTGTGTTTATATTTGCTATTTTGCTTACCTCAGTCTCTGCTAATGGAAGAAGATAAATATCTTGAGCCTGCAACAGAGTTCCCGATGATCTTCTATTACTAGCCAAGTACTCATGAGATATACTATTTTTAAGTTTGTAAACTGTGCCATCTAATATAAGTTCTCTCTTTGAATATTCTTCATTAAAGTTTGACGGCATTTCATACTCTTCTCCCACTCTCATTATATAAGAAAGTCTTAATAAAGGCTTGTAACCACTCTTAAGTCTAGTAGGCAATTGTTCATATTCAAATGAGTATATTTCTTTCCCTTTCTCAGGAGATGTGCTCTTACGGTACACTCTCTGGACAAATAATTTTTGTGAAGTTCTGTATGCCTCTTGAAGTCCTGTAACGTATCCTGCAATATCCTGAGATTGAATATCCGTGTCATATGCAAATTCTCTAGCCAGTTTTGGCAAGTACTCTTCTGATTTTCTGAAGATTTTGTTAAAGTTTTTCGATATATCAGAATAAATCTCTTTCACAATATTCGAGAAAGAAAACGAAGAATGCAAAAACTCTTCACTGTAAGCAACTTTGTATTTATCTTGAAACTTCTCATAAAAAGCATCTTTTTGTGTTCTTAGGTATGTAGATAGTTTAGCCCATACGACAGCAACAAAGGCATCAGATGCTTCCAGATCGTATACGTTCGAATTACAAAATGCATTTTTAACTATCTCTTCTATAACCTGTACCCTAATCATTGTATTAATCAGGTGTTTAATAGAAGATGTTTCTAGTGAGTTATCATTTTCCGCAAAAGAGCATTTAGAATTGAACTCTTGCTTTGCTGCATTTTTAGTATCTTGTAGTTTTAATAAGTTTACAGTATCGCTGTCAATGACAAAAGACAACATGTTGTCTATTTCAAATAGTTCAGAGCCTTTCTCGCCATTTGTGTCATTCCTAAGAACTTTTGAAGTTAAGTATGACAATCGATAAAACAGTGTTGATACCAAGCCACTTCTCGGTTCTACAAAGTTAGGATCGGCGGCATCAGACAGCGTCACTACAGCACCATCAAACGATTCAAACTTAGACTTGAACTTGTTGTACTTATACTCTGAATCTGTTGATCCAGATGCTACATTCTCGACGTGAGATTTGAAAATATCTTCAATATCGAATTCAGAATGATTTAAAGATTTAATTTCTGTTGCTTCTGCACAAGGTGCATATTCTTCTGATCTACTATCGTATTGTTCAATAATAAAATTAAATTGACTTTGGTATTCATAAGTTGTCTTAAACTCTACACCCTTTTCAAGTAAATTCGTTTTATGTTCTATTTTGATATAATTTGGAGTATCAAACCTTCTAGACGCTGCTGAATTAATCTCAACATCGGTAAATTGCTTTTTAAATAAAGGAACTGGGACTGAAGATGGATTCTGCTTTTTGATGTATATGTTGTTGATAGATTCTATACCTTTCGTGGTGAAATTCCACTCTCCATTCTCTGATTTTATTTCTACATCAGAAGGAGATATCACTTCAAATGCACCTTCTACTTTTTTATATAAATTTGTTCCCTCTCCGAAATAATTAACCGCAAATTCTTTATTAAAAATAGTTGAAGTGTCTTCTGGAAAAGCCTCTGGGTTAATGTTAAGAAGAGTGTCATACACTATTTCAAAGGTTCCGTCTGGGTTTTCAATTGACTGGGAAATTACGGAGTCGAACGGATAGTTCCTCATTTGTATATATTCATTCGAACTAGTTGTCACTAAGAATGCATCCTGCAAAGTCGCTGCTTCTCCTTTATACTGCTTTTCGATTGTGTCAAAAATATTATCAAATACCATATTGTTCACGAAGTTCATTGCAGGGATTGAAGACTGTGGAGGCATGAATGAGCAAGGGTTTTCGTCAAATGGTAAAACGCTATTGTAGTTGTCTTTGATAGCACCTATCGCCTCAACCAGTGAGTCCTTCGTATCATCAATCAATCCCTCAACAATGTCATCCAATTCTTCTTCAGATATGTTATTATAATTTTCTCTAATCTTGTCTTTGATATTTGCATAATTGTCGTTTAAGTTTTTTCCTGATATGAAAGAGATGTTACTATTCTCGCACAAAGAGGCAAAAACCTCTTCATTGTCGTATACCCTTTCTAATTCTTCAAGCATTTCAAAATCGATTATATCGGACAAAGATTCGAACAAGTCAATAAAAGATGACGCGTCAAGAAGAGAAGATACCGGTTCTGTGAGGTTTGAACTTAAGTTGTCATAATCTTTCTCGTTGACTTGCCCTTTAAGTATCCGTATGGCTTCTAATGGCTTTGCTGCTTCTGATATCTCTTCAAACATGTTTTGTACATCTTGCCTATTAGGATCTGGAACTTCAAACACCTCATCGCAAAGATTAGCCAACTTAAAATCTTTTGATAATTTGAGTCTATTAAGTGCTATATCAATCGCGAAGTCTAGATTAGTGCCATTACTGGCATTGAATAAGTCTGGGATACTCAGAGAACCGAAGTTCGGAAGTCCAAGGTTTGGAAAATCGCCGTTCAGTCCACTTAGAACTCTTCTCAATATACCTTTGATAGATATAACCAAAGATCTTTCTATACCTGATCTTATCGATTCTTCGGCAGCATTGATGGCATCTCCAAAAATATCGTCCAAATTTCCAAATTGAAAATTAGTAAAATCAAAACTAGGGTTTATGTCTCCCATACTTGGAAATGAAAATCCTAAATCTAACTTTTTAATCTCAAAATCCAGATCAATGCCATCTACTCTTTTGAGCAACTTATCTCTAGTCAATTGCAAGTCTCCTAACAGGAACGATACACTCGGAATAGATAACAACCTATCTCTAAGCATGTTTTGAGGCTCGAACTTGAACCGATTTTTGAAATACAGATCGATAACAGGCTTTAAAAGAGCAGGATCTAATTTACCAAAAAACTCAAACATGTCAATTTTAAGGCTTCCTAAGTTCAAAGAAGGTAACGATAAAGAAGGGATGCTAAAGCATTCATTAATGTCTCCAAAATCAGGTAACCCTTCTGTGAGTATTTTGCACATTATTTTGGCAACCATATCTTCTTGGTAGAACTTATCGTAATCGATTTGAGAAAATGCTATAGCCTGTACCAGTTTTGCACAGTCATTCAAGCCGGCTGACTCTAGAACATCTCCTACATCTCCAACATAGTTGTCAGGTATCAGTCCCCCTAAAGTGCCATCTTTCTTGTAGTGTATGAAATATACCCCAATATTCTCAACATCAACTAGCGACTCTATCAAAGATGAATATTCCTCTCGCCCGAATAGATATTTGTCACAAATAGTCCCCCCAAAATCTGACAATTCTGGTAGTTCTAGAAATTCAAATACGATATCCAGAAGTTTAGGGAGGCTCAGTGACATCAAAACACCTCTCAGTTTTATCTCACCTAATTCTGGTATGCTGAGGTTTGAACCAATACTACCCATCAAAAAGTCAACTAGACTTTTTAAAGATATTTTATTCAAAACTAGATCGTATAATAAATTCAAATCCCCTATATTCATAATAATATCTGGAAGATCGATCAAGAACCTATCGCCAATTAAATCTCTAGACTCTCTTAATCTTAAAGTCAATTCTCTTCTTATGCGTGGATCTCTGGTAAACTTATGTATACCAGTCGCATCAGCAGCAGATAGAACTGATATTCCATCTCCTTTTTGGAATTTAGGTAAAGTGCCTATATTAAAACTCAGCCCACCATCTCTTCTAGGAAGTTTAGGTAGACTACCAATATTATACTTTAAGCCTCTGATATATCTTTTACTGAAATCTATTGGATTGATTCCAAAATCGACATTGACTGATCTAAGAATATTCTTGTGATCTTGGATCATTCTAGAGATGTCCGGATCAAATATATCACATAGGTACGACATACCGATCTTAAGAAATCTGCCGACTGGATCAAAAAACAAAACATATTTGAGTATGCCTGATTTCTTGTCGAATCCTAATTCAAACTTATTACTCAAGTCTTTAGACAATGTAATACCATTCTCATGTGTGTATTTTTTGAAATCTGCCAAAAATCTTTTAGATTTTGCAGAGAGTTGCCTGAAGTTGACACCTTGGAGGCTACCTGCTAATTTACTGTTAGTCTTGTCGAATTTGTCTAATATCTTTGACAAGTCTTTGACAATTTTTTCTAGTTCATTTCCTCTGAAATTAGTTGTCACAAAATCTGTGTTGATATTCTGTAAGGTGAAGTCTTCCATTGACATGTCTTTAAAAACATCAAAATATTTATCATGTATCGAGAACTTGATCTTAATACTCTTACCCGGCCGGGTTGAATAATTAAAATCTCCAACTTCTAGAAGTCCAAATGGACTAAGTACGAATTCAAGCAATTTCTCTTCGTATTCTGTAGCGTCGATGTTTTTTCCATAATATTTCAATATGTCATGTGCAGCGGCTGCTTTTATATTCTCAAGACTTTTTAATTTTAAATTATCTTCTAATTCTTTCTTATCGAAATACCCAGTCTCTAGTACAATATGCACTTTATTATTTCTGCGATATGGTATGCCAACTTTGATATCTGCAATCTTTTCTTCCAGTTCTTTTGCCTGATCATATGCTTCTTTATAGTTTGCAGCAAAAAGTTCTCCGGCAGTGTCTAAAAATGCCGCTCTCATGAAATACTTCTTTCCGCCGTATTCAACTTGACAATATTGATATCTATCCCCCAAATTAATTTGCAGGACTTCTACAAACTCTCCTTCTTCGATCATCTTTATTGGATTATCGGGACTATCTGCCGAATCATACAATTCGGTTTTCATAATTGTTTTGAAGTTATTCATCTTTCCTCGCCTTAATTAGTATTATTATGTCTACTGTTGATGTATTTTTTACCAGATACGGCATAATAAGTTTGCTTGTGGAATTTTATGTTCGTCCTGAACTTAAAGAGATCCTTAACAGTCTTTGTGCCTAAATCTTTAGCAATCTGTACTCCTGCTGGGATTAGGATTTCAGATGGAGCAGTAGGTGTTCCAAAAAAAGCAGTGATGTGGGTGTGAGATGCCACTTTCGTATTAAATTTCATTTGATATACAATCGCAGAAGATACGATTCCTGCTAACTTATCAATATGATCAGCCATTTTTTCAAGTGATTCATTGACGTTATCCCCCAAAACCAAGGGTTGTATATTAGCATCATCATTGCCTGCAATCAAATCAATACCAGATACGCTTAAAATATCTTCACCATGAGATCCTTTCGTATCTGTTCCAGTAACTAGTTTAATTCCTTCTCTACCTATTAGCCTTATGGCATCTGATTTTATTCCAATTCCAGATCTAGCAGTTGAACTTCCTACTTTTCCATTAACTAAATCAAAATTATCATCAATATCAGTCTTTTGGCTGATATAGATCCTTGATGCGTCTAGTTTAAAGTCTGGATCTGCTTTTAAGTTTTCATTCCTAGAGTTTACAGTTGAAGGATTGTGAGACATTCTCCCAACCACCATATCTATCGAACCAGCACCTGAATCTCCCCTCCCTCCATAACCTGAGAGAATTGAGCCGGGACGATCTTTGCCAACCACAACATATGCATTAGTTCCATTTTCTATTATTTTCTCTGCTTTAGTTTGTGTGAATTGAGGTATAGGTTCAGAAACTCTAGATCCTGCGATACCTTTTCCAAGTACATCATTGATATAGTCTGGTGATGATAGGATATTTTCTTTGAGTTCTTTCTTAAGGTTTTCTATGTTTAGTGCTTTCTTGAATCTAGGCATTTCTTCACTCCGAGTATTAATTAGTTTCTTATAAGATTGTTATGTGAACATGTTGTTGATATGCTTCAACAATTGGCTTGCCACCTGCTTCAATTGCAGACTCGACAATTGCTCTGATAAACCTAGAGTTATTCATTTGAGTCTCAGAGGCGCCATCATATGGCTGCCCTTCTGCTTTTAAATGACTCCAAGTATGGATGTCAACACCTGATCCGTAGTTATGCCCTCTTTTCCCATTTTTTGCTCCTTTGTCGATATTCGCCTGAACGGATGCCACTGCTCGTGCATTTGCTGATGCATCTCCTGCTTTGTGCTTTTTCCATTCGGCAACTACATCTTTAACCCATTGACGGCTGGATCCATAAAGACTCCAAACTCCATTCTCACCTAGTTTGTCCATCTTGTCCCACATCAAATAAACCTGTTTGGAGGCAGTTCTTAAAGTGGATGTTACTCTGATCTTCTTGAACGCACTTCCGGTATTAATAGGATCATTCAATGGGATTCGTCTGTAATACGCAGAAGTAAACCTGTCCATGAATTGCAAAATAACATTAGTCACTCCTTTGTCACCATCTGTTGTCCAGCCGAGTTGTTGATGATTTTCAATTTCTGAGAATCTCCTTGTCGGAGGTAGTACAAGTTCTCCGTTTCCGACAGGATTTGGTAACCCACCCATACCGGGATTAGGTGCACATTGTAGCCCCGGAGAGGCATTGTTTTCAACTGGTGGCGTCTCGGTAGGCTCGGCAGTGCCCTCTACTCCTAATGTAGGAGTGTTATCAACTGGAGTCTCTGCTGCTGGAGCCTGAGTTGGAGATTCAACAGTACTTCTAACTTCTGCTTTTGATTTCTTTTCAACTGTTACTTTACTACTTAGGAAGTTTTGCTTTTGAGACTCTTTGATTCCTATTGATTCTTTTACAACAAGCAAGACTTCTTTTTCCAGCCGACTATAGCCGTCAATCAAAGTCTCCAAAGCAAAAGCATATTTTAATTCTTCTTGAAGTATAAGTTCGCTCCTTTCGCCAAACAAGCATGGATCATTTAGAGTTTTTAGAAAATTAATTCCCCCTAAATTAAACGAACTCAATCTTTTACTAGCAAAGTCAGAAGAAGAAATTTCTGAGAAAGGTGTACCTAACTTTTTAATTTCATTATTATAATCATAATGATTTGCACTAGCAAAAACTTTGTAAGAATATTCTAGTTCTGCTGCCTGAGCATGCTCTGTTTCGTGATTAATATACCCATATTGTTTTAGCCCTCTGCTGAATGTCAACTGAAGACAGTTGGCGTCAACTTCATTAGCCTCTTGTAAAGTCTCTGTAGTATAGTGGTTTATGAAATAATCTGGTTCAACCTCTCTAATGGTGGAGCCCAATAATTTTAAGTTTTCTACAAATTGGGGAAAATCCTGTCTTATTAATAATCCAGTCTTGACTCCTCTTGACTTGAGTTCCATCATGATTTTCTTAAGCCTATCGGTGTCTCTCACCCTTCTTTCTCCTTTCGCCAATGTGAAGCATATGTTATATACGCCTTTTCTGAGAAGTGTGTCAAAAGTGAGGCTTACGTCAGAAAACTCAGGCATCGTGTCAAACTCATTGATCGAAACTAAATAAAATGCCTTGTAAACTATATCAGAAGTATTTGGCTCTTTTTCATATGCTATTCCATCAGAAAAAGATTCATCAGCAGGATCAGTGCTCAGTTCTTGCTCCTCAGAAGCCTCAGGAGCCTCTTGAGCGTCTCCTTCAGGTTGAGCAAGGTTAAGAGTAGGGGCTCCAGAAGCAAACGAGTCAGCAGTCCTACAGACGCCCCCTCCTGCAGGTGGACTACTACTGTTAACGGTGGCTGATACAGATGCGCCAGAAAAATTATTCTTATCTTGAAAATCAATTACAACAATATCTCCAACTTCTGGTATTGCTTTATCCTTTGTCATGATTGCTTTTGGGTGTCTATTGATTGCCTTCCAATCTTCACCATTTTCTGGCTCAGGTAAATGAGCATGCAGTTCTGGTACTCTAAACCTGATTTCAATATAATCTGGTAATACACCTTTGTCTTCTTTAAGATACGACATCAATGGATTTCTCCAAAGCATGTTATCTACGGGAGTGTCTATAACTTCCAACACTATAGCATTCATGGCACCGACAGACTCAAATGCATCTGCCGTATGCTTATCACGAACATTCTTTTTTAATTCATGAAATATAGATTGCCCAGAATCATCCGAGAAAGTCCTCTTCGCTTTCTTGTTTGATATCTGATTAAGTCTATTTGGAGGTGGTATAAATCTTGACGCCATCCATTATTTCTCCTCTTTGTCACTGTTTTGGATTATATCATAAATATTATCCTTATCATCTCCTGAGAAGTTAAAAGCGGAATCTTTCTTTTCGTCTTTCTGTACCAGTCCTGCTAATTTAACTAACTGCTCATTAGATCTTTGAAGAGTTTCTACGTATTTTGCTGCAGCAAGTGATACTTCTTTGTGACTATGTTCACTTTGCCCAGCAATTACAATAAGATCGCTCAATAACTCTTGGGTTATTTCACGATCTTTTCTTATATTAACGACTGCTTCTTCAATAAATTTATTAAGTCTCTTTGACATTATTCTTCACCATTATCATACCTTTCTTTGAAATCAGAGTATTTTTGTCTCATCTTGGATAACTGCACAACTATTTGTTTAGTGTTCAAGCCTGTGATCTCTCTTAAGTATAAGTAAATAGCCTTTTTGTTAAATATTTCAATCTTATCAGCGTTATCTATTAATGTATTAATTGCATCGTACACCTTTCTTTCATTCGGGCGCATCGTTATAGACTCCCAAGAAGCAATCTCTTCTTTTAAAAGTTTCATGAATTCTTCACGCTCTCTATCTTCATGATACGTATCTTCTCTTCCGGGTTCAAATCCAGCCTCGATTTGTCTCTCTAGAGAGGTTTCTCTCTGGTTTTTCTTCTTGTTTTTCTTGACTTGTGCGATAAACCAATTCTTTGTAATTACTGAAAAATAAGAAAAGGCTTTGTGCCCTTTCTCTGGCTTAAACTTGTGTAATATAGTCACAAGCATTACTTTACAGTCTTGCTGCAATTCAGAAATATTTGGCAATGATGTAAACTTATATGTATATACAATCTTGTCAACCATTTCATCTAATGCAGGATGGATCAGTTTTTCGTAAAGTTCTGATTTCTTGCTTAATGGTGTATCTGGATTATTAAATTCAATAATCGCATTTTCATGTACCTTGGTAAAGTACATTCTTTTTGTCCTAGGCTTCCGTTTCTTCGCCATCTGTATCCTCCTGTAGATCGTCTTCGAACACAACCATAACTTGAGAATAGTTTTCTATTTCTCCTGCTAGTCTTTTCATGTGCTCAACTAAGGATGTGATGGTTGGATCTCCGTAAAAGGATTCGACTTTGTTTATAGCCCTTAGATGAGTGGCAAATTCAAGCAATTTAGATCTCATTTCCATAAAATCATCTTCCATGGAGATCAAATTTCTCAAAAGTTTATAAATATACCACCCCAAAAAACCATTAACAAGAATTGAAATTGTCAATATAAAATATAAAATCATAATTTAAAACTCCTATCAATGTTCTTCTTGTATTCCTTTACTTCTTTTCTTGTTTCTTCGATTGTTTGATTTACTACATCGCCAACTCTTTGCCTAGGAGTATTGATGGTAACTTCGCCCAAAAGAGCAGGAATACGCACAACAGAAGGAGCATCACAAACATTACAATTCGTGTGCTCCTCAGTCATTCCATGCCAAATTTCGTACTCGCTCTCACAAGCGTCACAGCGGTATGAATACTTTGGCATTATTGTACACTCGTTTCTACGAACTCACCAGAAGTTTCTTGAGTATTAGCCCTTAAAACAGGTGGGTTGATCACGATCAATCCTTCAGTTGGGTGTACAGTCAACTTAAGATTCTTTAAAATTGGAACAATATCAGTTTGATTCAGAAGGCTATTTTGCAAAGCCATCATAATTGCCCCTAATGCTTGATCAGATAAATGTGTAGTTTGAACTTCGGTGTTCATGTTTTTCTCCTTGTTTAATTATTATACGTTTGAGATACTAGTTTTATTCAAAAATTTATTAACATAATCTGTGCATATGAAATCATACTTTGAATATTCTATTTCTGGGTGTCTTTCTGGAAATAACAAAACGGTATTGTTTCCGCTCGTTTCCTTACTAGGGTAAGCCCAAATATATCCTCTAGAAGTTATAGTATAATCGTCTTGTTGGTGCCAAAAACAATGCACTTCAGAAGCCAGCATTTGCTCTAGAGCGTACTTGTTTTTGGCATGGCACCAAAGCCCTTCTTGCTTGAGAAAAGACTCTTGAATTTGATATTTGGGACTGTCATGCCCTAATAAATAATTTCCATCTATATACCAAACATCTATCTCAACATGCAATCCAGAATCCAACAATGCTTGAATCGCTACTGGATGGTTTTCGATATCTGGATCCTCTCCGTTTACGTATGCCCTGTGTGATATAATTTTCACATTGACTCCAGACTGTGTGGGCTCGTTTGATCATAATAATTAATTATTTTAGGATTTTTTAGTTTGACTCTGACATATTCATATCCATAATATTTCATCAACGAAGCCCTGTGCAAGCCATCTGAGATTAAATAATATCCTGTATCAGTAACTTGACAAGAAATCATGTTTTCACTATCACACATGACTGCTTGAGGATAAAATTTTTCTATCAACTCTTCATATCTTTCAACAGTATGCCTAGGATCTGGATCTGTATTGGTATATCTGATATATTGCTCTTTATCTCCATTTAAATATCTGTATTGAACGCTGCTCTCGATCTTGATCAAATCATATACTCCAGACTGCCCTTCTCTATAAGAAACTGCTCTAAGCAAAGCAATCGGAACTACTGCATAATGATTTAAATATTGATTTAAATTGAAAAACTCAAATATTTTATTTGATTCGTGAATCTCGTCACAGCCATGAATATGTAAGTGAGAGTATTTTTTTCTAACTTCATTTTTCATTTCGAAAGATTTTTGATTTAGTACCTTTGGTGTCTTAAATTGATTAGCAGGCTTTCCTATGTTAGAATACGTTGGATTATGATCTTCATAAACAATAACCTCAAAAGGGTGAGAATAGAATATTCTAGGATCATTAGGGTTCATTTTTATCTCGTATATTAAATTCAAGATATCATACTTTCTTTTGTGATCTCCTCCAATTTGCATCTTCTGCCTTTTCAAGATCTTGAAGTTATTTTTCTCGATTTGCGAAAGAAATGATTCAGTTGGCTTGGGAGTCCACATAATAAAAGCCATATTCTCTTTATAAAACTTGAATACCTGTCCGGTAGAAAGGATGGTATCCATTGCGTTTCCAAGTGCAGAATTATCTGTCTTAAGCATATTAAGACATCGCTCAAATTCTTCTTTGTCATTTGTGATACTAGGCATTAAAAACTCTATTCTCCGAATATATTTCTCAGGGATAACGCCACCTTTATCAAAGAATGCACGATATATTAGTAGCAAAGCATCCCAAGAAGAACTAGGGATACTATAGCGGTTCTTAAACTTCACTGAAGATTTGAAAATGTCTGATTCTACTTCGTGAGATATTACAACCTTTTTTCCAAAATAGAAAAAATGGTTATACAAGTCTATCCTAAAAGAGCCATTGGGTATATCTGAACATCTTTTATGGTTGGTAAAATATGGATTATAACTACATTCAGTTTTATCTATCGAAAATCTTTTCGAAGGTTCATCAGTTTTAAAATCCTCATTGTTGTTCAAAAAATCTAAAACTTCTGAATATTTGTGATGATCTATTACGATATCCAAATCGGTATTTGGGAACAATGGTAGCCTATCGTATCCCCTCATTATAACATATTTGATTTCACTTTCTCTCAAAAAGTCAATAAATGACTCAAATTTTTGCCTATGAGCCTGTATGTCGCTCATTTCACACTCCTAAGGTAATTATTTAAATCTTCCGGAGTCCCAACTCCATGCATTTTATGTACAAAAAATGGAACAAGAGTTTTTCCTTGTCCGATTAGTTCGTTATATACAGGAGCAATATAGAATTCGTTTTTAACTCTTATATCTTTTTGAATCATTTGTTCGGCAGATTTAACAAAATCACTGCCTTTCCTATACCAATATATTCCACATGTGGCAATGTCTGATATTGGTTTCTTCTCTGCGACTTCTGTACAGAATCCTCTAGAATTAGTTTTCACGAAACTCCACTTAGGATGTACATCATTGAAAGTCCACACAATTGCATCAACATTTGTAAGGTTTCTCATGAGGATGAAATTCTGCGGTTCATAATCAATAATCTGATCTGAATTTGCAATAAGCAGATCGTCATCAGAGTTAATCAAATCTTTTGCCAGTAATGCTGTACAGGCTGCTCCTTCGGTTAGTCCATCTACCTCTACAATTTGCATCCTATCATTTGTGATTCTTGATAATGTCTCTCTCAGTCCATCATATTTTTCAAGATGACTCTTACGTACCAAAAATATATACTCGCAATCAAAATCTAGATTTTCGATTACTCTCTGTATCATGGGCTTTCCATTGACATCGATCAATGGCTTGGGGAATGTATACCCCTCCTTCGCGAATCGGCTGCCTTCACCAGCCATTGGTATTAAAACTTTCATAGTATTCTCCTTATATTATTTAATGTGACATCATATATGTCTGTTACTTCTAGTACTCTTGCTCCACTAGCATATGCTGCTTTTTTTCCTTTGGGTGAGTCCTCCACAATCAAGCACTCTTCCTTACCAATTCCAAGCAAACCCATTGCTAATATATAACAATCCGGATGTGGTTTATTATTTTTCACATCCTCATTTGTGATCAAAAAATCAAACAATTCTAATTGCCCTGTTGACTTTAACATCTGAGTTGCTGTTTCTCTGATTGAATTTGTTACGCAAACTAATTTATAGTTCTCTTCTTTCAGTTTGGTTAGCATCCTTATTTTATATTTATCGACTGAGCCGTGTATTTTAATGTTCTCCAGTGTTCTATCTTGTTTCATTCTCCATATGTCTTCTTTCTCATCCTCAGAGATCCCAAGCATATCTAACTTAACACTTGTCGGAAGTCCATTGTACTTATCAATATGATCATCGTAAGATATTTTAAAACCCTTGTAATGCTCAAGGGCATCGTTTAAAGAGTGATAGTGCCAACCACAAGCATCCACCAAGACTCCGTCTAAATCAAAAAAAATTGCTTTAATCATAATCCTATCCTATTCCAAAAATCTACTTTTAAATTTCTATGTTCTTTGTTGTGTTTTACATATGAATTAGGATTAAAAATAATTTTAGAACTATTCCTAATTCTTTTGCTCCATTCCACATCTTCCATTTGGTTTGCAACTAGTTCTTCATTCAGTGGATTCTCAAGAAAAAACTTTTTCTTGATGACAAAATACCCTCCGCTGAAATATTGATATTCAATGTTCGACTCGTCTTCATAAGGCAGTGATCTGTGAATACCAAGTGTGGGGTGATCAAGTGTCACCCAGTCAGTATATTCTCTTCTGCCATCAGACATCAGAACTGGGTTTAGGCACAAATCACAATTTTTAAAACGCTCTTTTATCTTAAGATATCCTTGATACCAAGTTGGGTGAAAAACAAAATAATCATGTAGCATAACAATGTTTTCATATTTTGCTAGTTTTGCCACATCATTTTTCTTTTTTGTGATCCACCCCTTTTTGATTGTTTCATGAAAGTCTACTTTAAATAAGTCTTCGAGGTTTCCTGAGAATCTAGAACCTTGTCCGCCAATCACTATTATCTCATAGTTAGGGATATCTAAATTTCTTATTGAACGCACGATCTCCGAAATTCTTTTACATGCGTCTAATGAATTGTCCGTTATAATACAAAAACTAAAATCAATCATTTAACCTCACACTTATCCCACAGATGAGAATCAACTAATCCTGATTCTCTTCTGAGATCTGTTTCATACATTTCCATCGCCAATTCTTCAAAATCGTATTCTGGCATCCATCCTAAAACTTTCATCATTTTAGAAGGATCTCCCCATAGTTTTGGAACTTCACAAGGGCGATAGAATTTTGGATCGATGACAACATGATCTTTAATGTCAAGCCCGGCATACTCAAATACATATTCAAGAAACTGTTGGACTGAATTGGTTTTACCTGTTGCTAATACATAGTCATCTGCTACATCGTGCTGTAGCATCATCCACATTCCTTTCACATAATCTTTTGCATGCCCCCAATCTCTAAGGGCAGAAAGATTACCTAGGCGAAGTTCCTTTTGGTGCCCTAGTTTGATTCTTGATGCCGCTTTCGTTATCTTTCTAGTGACAAAGTTTTCTCCTCTTCTTGGAGATTCATGATTGAAAAGAATGCCAGAGCATGCAAAGATGCCATATGATTTACGATATGTCCCTACCATATGGTGTGCAGCAAGTTTGGCACAAGCATATGGAGAAACAGGAGAGAAACGAGTTCCAAGCCCTTGAGGACATTGAGCATTGTCTCCAAACATCTCACTAGTAGATGCTTGATAGAACTTACAGGATGGCTTCTGCAAGCGTATAGCCTCTAATGCATACAAGCACCCCATCAAGTTGATTTCCGTTGTAGAGACAGGTGTCTTGAAGGACGTACCTACATGTGATTGAGCAGCCAAATTATAATATTCATCTGGTTGATATTCATGTACTAAACGATAAAGAGAAGCAGAGTCTGTAACGTCTGCTTCCTCTAGAATAAAATTACCGTTATCAAGCAAGTGAGAAATATTTTGAGTCTTATTGGAAAAGTCAGATACTGTTCTGCGATGAGTGCCAATCACCTTGTAGCCCTTATCAATCAGAAATTCTGAAAGATAAGAGCCATCTTGTCCAGTAACACCAGTTACTATTGCAGTTTTCATAATATTACAACTCCTTCTTCGCTTTGTGAATCAAACTCAATCTCCAACTGTTCGTTGAACAGATCATAATAATGTTGCTCACCTAGGTAAGATTCCTGAAGTTCCTTAGCCAACATGTTCCAGTGATGTGTGTTTTGGTATACATCTCTCATTTTACTTCTAGCGTCTTCATTGTCAACATAAGCCCATTTAGAATCTGCTTGAAGGACTCCATTCCAGACTGCTTGCTTAGGAATAGCCTTAAGTTCGTACTTCACAGCAGCAAACTTCTTTTTAAAAGTTGTAATCTTTCCTTTGGTTTTCCCACCCTTAAGTTTTCCTTCAGGATTAACATCCTCCTTAATAGTTAAGAAATCCAAATGCCCACTCCAGTCAGTTGCTACGACAGGCAGTCCATTGCAAGATGCCTCGTATAAAGGAAGTCCAAATCCTTCCCCATGAGTAAAAGATACCATCGCTTTCACTTTAGGGTGATTATATAAGCCTTGCATTTGTTCATCAGATAAATTACCGTGCAACAGATTAATCGAACACTTCCAGCCTTCTGATTTCGCTGTGTTGGAGATTTCAGAAAATTGCTTTTGTATATTATGGAAATCCATAACAGAATCATTAGCCATGTGCACTTTCAGTAAAAGCCCGACATCTTCATTCTTGAACTCTTCGATAAAGTTATTAATAACAGCATCAACATTCTTACGTGGGCCCAATTGAGCAACACACAAAAAATTAAAATCATGCTTCAAGTTAAGTTCTAAATCTACTGACTCAATGTTTCTTTTGGGAAACCCTACAAAAGAAATTGGAGTTTCGCACTTATACTCTGGAATTTTCTTTCCTGTGGAGTTATCTACTGCTTCGTATGTAGTATTTTTAAATACATCCATTCCGTGCTTCGAAATAGTGACTACTTTGTCCACTTCGTTACCCTTTACAAGCCACTCTCCAGCAACCTTATCTGTCTCGATTCCTGCCGTATATCCAACATCATGGGGGCTAAGACGCTTCCATTCATTCGGTATTGTACATTGAACAGAAGCATCAAATTGTCCACCATTTTGTTGATATAAGACAGTCTTCTGCAGCAAGGCATCAATTAGTTTTCTTTCTTGATTGTCCTTCCAGATCCATCCAGACTTTCCCCAATTGATATTATGCATGTACAAATCAATTCCGGGGTTTGACATCATTGCTCTAAGAGCAAATCTTCCCATTTCACCATAACCAGATCTAGAAAGAACTGGTGCTACTAATAATACTTTTTTCACGCTACCTCCAATAGTCTATAATTTGAATGCTTTCTTGTTTCCCAAGAGCCTTCTTCTTCATGGATCTTAAGCATTAAATCAACCCATGTTTTATTGAACACTTCAAAACTATAGTTCTTTACTACGTGTTCTCTGCCTGCTCTACCATATATTGCTCTATCTTCTTCAGACATTCCATACATTGAACGGAGTGCTGCTACAACTTTCTTTCCGTTTAAACGATCTTCATAAATGTAAGGCACTTGCTGTGAGCCGATCACTGATTTAGAATCTGGCTCTAAGCCTATGCCAAACCATGCTTTTCCGTCTGTTACCTGCTCTTGCAAACCACCTGTCATGTTAACGATTATCGGTGTGCCACAAGATAGAGATTCTAACGTTGCCAAGCCAAAGCCTTCTGCATCTGAAACGTTAATTGTACAATCAACAAAGTTATAAAACATAGCCAATTGTCCCATGCCAACTTTCTGAGTAGAGAACAATACTTGCCCTTTGTCAATCTCCAACTCTCGAACGATTGCATGAAGATCTTGTCCATATCCATCTTTTGGATCTGTATGCATAATTAAAGACGCTTTGTCGTGCCCCACTTGATCTAAGAATTCTTTAAACCAAAATAATAGAGAACCACTCTGTTTGCGTCTAGCATTGCGATTGTTCCAAAAGAAAAGAAATTTTCCTTCTGAATTATGTTGCTCATCAAATGCTGTTCTAAATTGTTCTATCTGCTCTTCTGGAAGAGGCTTAAAAAAGTCTGAATCTACGGCATGTGGTACGTACAATTCATTAACATCAGGCGCAACTTTCTGCACAATATCACTAGTGACTTTAGAAATCGAAGCAATAAAGTCATTAGACTCATAAAAAGCCTGATTGTACTTAGGTAATGGGTAGTTATCCCACACATGATAATAAACCATAGGAATTAGAGAGCGAATCTCCGCTTCTATTTCCCATAGCCAACCATAAAAACGAGGATCAGTCATAAAATACAAAACATCAGGACGTTCATTCCTGATGATAGATCTCACAATATCCTGTGTTCCGTAGCCATCAACAGGGAAGATTTTCCATCTTTCTCCCCATTGCTCCGTGATCTGTGGCTTAAGATCCGGATGCTTAATTGCCCCACCAAGACTGATGATATCAAACTTATCAGACTTGAGCAGGGCTTCTATAATATATTTTGTTTGAGTTCCGACACCCGATGGTGATAGTGGGTGATCAGAAATAGTTAAAATTTTAATTCTTTTTTCCGACATTTCTTCTCCTTTATGTTACGGACAGTGTTCAGTACCCTTGAACTCACAATAAGCACAAGAGAGTCTATTCTTAATATAAACACGATTATCGATATTGTGAAGGGCTCTTACTAATAATTCCATAGCATTCTCTGTTCTTCTCTTTCCAGAAGTAACTTTGAATAACTCTACTTCATTAGACTTTGCAGTCCTTTTCAAGAGCCCAAAATGGCATTCGATATTCTTTGGATCGATGCCATGTTTAATCGCATAATAATGCTTATAAAAAATCAATTGGTAGACAACCATCTTATCAGACTTTCTTTTAGCGTCCCAGCCCCAAGAGCAAGTTTTCCAATCTAATATGTGATAAGTGTTGCCTTTCTTGACAATCAAGTCAATGAAACCCTTAAACTTAAAAGGGGTTCCTTTATATTCTGGTATATCTTCGAAGATATCCTCTTCGCATTTTACAATCTCGTAATCTTTACCAAAGTAAGAATCGAGTTTGGCTTTATATTTCTCTACCAAGTTTTCTCCTTGAGTCCTAAATTCACCAAAATGGCTGTCTTTAATCTCTTCGGACAATAGGCTTCTTTCTTTCTCAAAGGCAGAACCAAAGTACTCTCTAAGTCCTTGCTCATCTATCTCATTCTCTAAGTGCTTTTCAATCGTCTCATGCACAGCAGAGCCAAAAGCGGTATAAATGTTTCCAGAAAAAGAGCCATCTACCTTGTCAATATTTGATAGTTTGTGATAGAAAGGGCATTTAGCCCAGTTTTTAAGTTGTGAAAAAGAAATATATTTGTTAGTCATTAATCCCCCGATTTTGATTTTTTTGTTCTTCTTTTCTTATACGTTTGAGTGCTAGGTTTATTCACTTTTTCTTCAACTTTATCAATCTTATTGAATACCCAAGTACCTTCTAGGGTAGGCTTTAATCCTTTTGTCGAATAAGAAGTCAAATGTTCATTCGTTCGACTCTGCAATTCATATTCTGAAAGTGTTATGCCTTGCTCTTTCAAGTATTGATTTAGTTCAGAATTGGAAAACTGCTGTACTGGATCATTGGCGTATCTTCTAGCCGGCAATTCAACACTAACAATCAATTGTTCATCATTCTCTATTTTATCGATTTTGATTTCTTTCATAATATTCTCCTTAATTAATTTTAAAATCTGTACTCTTGTCTAGTAGTTCTATTCTAGAGTGTAATATTGGTGATATGTTCTTGAGTTTAAGTCCACCTTCTAAGTAATAGTCTTCAAACCCAGTAGCAAAGTACTCACGTACTGAGGTTGCAGCATATGGACGTATGAACAAAGATGGAGCCATATTAGTCATCTTTTCATAGCCAACTGTCTTATATAAAAACTCATCCATCTTCTTATCAAATTCAGTATTAATAAAGTCAAAATAAGACATATCATACTTCTCTAGAGTGTACTTCTGTGCCACTAAGTCATGTAGTCTGTTCATCTTTCCCAGATACTCGTTGATAATTTTCCCATCTTGATATATTGCCTCAGAATTATTCTCTTCAAATCTATGAGCAAACTCATGTATTAGATCATCTAGAATCTCTTTCTCACTAGTCAGTTCTTCACTGGAAATATAGATGTTGTCTTTATGATGCAAGGCAGTGAGTGATCTTTTCTTGAGTATGTCAAATTCTCCAAAGTATACATTATTGATTCCCAAGTACGACGAAACGGGCAAATTGCTACGCAACAAGCCCATTACTTTTTCAATGTTAATATTTTTCTTAAGAGGCTTATCAAGTACGAACTCAATCCCTCTATTAAAATAAAATCTCTTCTTTTCAGAAAGAATTTTACTCTGCGATTTTTGCAGTAACTTCGTTAAGTTGCTTCTGTTCCTTGACAAGACGCTCTCCTTCTTCTACATCGTTTAATGCCTGTTCGTATCCACGAATCCAGTTTTCTTCTGCTATAAGCAATAAGAACTCAGGAAACTCTTCAGACATTACTTCAACGATATGATCTACGGTGACATCTCCATTATCAGGACTAGTCTTTTCTCCAACATATGTTACAAGAATTTCTTTAATAGTTTTTTCCACGAATACCTCCAGTGTATATTATCTATACGTTTGAATGTAAAGGTTTATTCATTTTTTTTACATATTTTTTCTCTTATGTAAAAGAAATCCAATTTTCTTTACAAACGTTTGGCGGCTTCGGTGGCTAATCTAGATCTTTCACCTTTTTTGAACGATACGTGTCCGGAGATTGCTGAATCTTTAAACTTTTCGATAGCATATGTGAGTCCATTAGAAGTCTCATTTGTGTATATATTATCAATCTGTTCGATATCACCGGTGAGTACCACTTTCGTTCCCTCTCCTGCTCTAGTGATAATAGTCTTTACTTCGTGTGCAGTAAGATTCTGCGCTTCATCAATAATAATAAAAGCATTAGAAATAGAACGCCCTCTGATGTAAGTCAGTGCTTCTAACTCAATTGCTCCAGATTCCATCAATTGTTCTATAATAATTTTATCATTTCCTACGATGAACTGAATGTTGTCTTGAATTGGCTTAAGCCATGGCATCATTTTCTCTTCCATAGTGCCCGGTAAAAACCCAATATCTTTACCTAGGGGCTGAACTGGGCGAGATACAACCATTTTATTAAATACCATACCTTCCTCATCATCTTCCATCATATTATATTTCTTAGACAATTGCATTTTGTGTCTTGTGTCGGGCTTACTGTTGAACATTCTAGCAAATGTTATAGACTGTTCCATACCAGCAGCGATTGCACACAAAGTCTTACCGGAACCTGCTTGCCCAGTGAGGGTAACCAAGTGAATATCTGGATCCATCAAGAGATCAAAGGCAAATGTCTGTTCTTTGTTTCTAGGCTGCACTCCCCAATTCAGAATGTTCTTACAGTCTAGTAAACGATCAACTGGCTCATTACAACTGTAATAACGACACAATGCTGTTTTCTTTTCATTAAATGAAGACACTAGCATTAAGAAAATATTTGGATAAAGAGCAATCTTTTGCTCGGCTGCAATTTCTTTTGTAATGAAGATATCTTCACCAGAGTAAAATCGATCTATCAATTCATCATCAACAAGTATGCTAGCCATCCCAGAATATAATTTATCACTGTCTTCGACAACCTGAGATACCAAATAGTCTTGAGAAAGCATTCCAATTGAATCGGCAATAACTCTCAAGTTTATGTCTCTTGATACTAAAACAACTTTTCTAGACTTTGGCGTATTAGCCATGACTGACATTGCTGTCTCTAAGATCATGTGATCAGCAACTCCAGAGGTTAAATCTTTTGGAAGTTTTTCAGTCACATTATCATATGTCACAACGGACACAATACCCTTTCCTTTTTCAATCCTGACGCCTTTTTGTAGTGAACCTTTTTCTCTCAAAGCATCTAAAATCCGAATAAAAGATCTAGCGTTTGAACCTACAGAATCTTGCCTCTTTTTGTGTTTGTCTACTTCTTCTAGTACCTTCAATGGAATTACAATGTCATTGTTTCCGAATTTATGAATACAACTAAAATCGCTTAGAAATACGCTTGTATCAATCACATATGTTTTTTTTGCCATGTTGACTCCTTTTTGTGTCTTTAAATTAGCATCAAGATCTCTAAAACGAGATTACTTGTACCTTTAAATATCCTATGGTATGACATTTTGGGAATAAAATATTCTTTTCCTTCAATTAATTTCTTTGGAAGTTCGTTGTCAAGTTGAAGATACCATGCTTGCCCTTCAAGGACTTTTACCACTCTATCCTCTCTGTCCATATGCCAAACCAATTCAGACGTGTCTACGTCCATCATGAACGTCCTACGAACTATGTTTTCTTTTATTTTGACTTGCTTAAATGGAAAACCATCCATTACCAGAACCTTCCGGGAACATTTGTCCCGAAATCTTTATGTGCTCTACAAGCCCAGTATCCGGCTTTAGTGCGATCTTTTTTCTCAGCGCAGTTATGACGCGAAGCGAATGATGAACGAGCCTCAGCGTTGTTCCAGTTGCCTTTAAGTCCACCTTTTGAATCACCATAAGAAATCTTTTTGATTCTTCCAGTCTTCTTGCTGCGAACATAGACTTGATATTTCTTACCACCGGAGCCCTTCATCGGCTTTCCAATTGGTGGATCTTTCTTCTTCTTTTTCTTCTTTGCTTCCTCAATTGTCTCCATATACATAGGAAAATCAAGGGGAACTCTTTCACCTTTAAATTCAACCCACTCTCCTAGATCAGACTCTAGAAGTTCTTTTTCTTCCTCATTGAGAGGGGTATAAATTCCTTCATTATAAGCCTTTCTGGCTTCAGATATCACTTCAAAATAAGAGTCAGATCCTACACGATAAATATTATCCGTAAGAGGTGTTCTGGAATCAATGTGGTGCTTCAATCCTTCTGATAAGAGAGCAATTTTAGTCTCCTCCAAAATGATTGCTTTTAATCTTTGTTTAGTGATTTTCATTTCTTTTTTCCTTTGCGTTTAGCATCTTTTTTGCCCCAAGATTTACCTTTAGAGCCTTTCATTTTCTTGCAAGCACCGGGAGTTGGACGACATGCAGGATATCTTTTTCGCTTCTCACCAGAACTCTTTCCACAAGACTTATATCCACCTGAACCATCTGGTGCATTACAATCAACCCATCCTTTCTTCTTTCCTTTTGCTCCTCTTCTACCAAACCAGTCTCTAAGAGATTTTTCAGAAGATGGCTTTGAGGTTAGTTTACGCTTTTTTTCCATCAAAAATTTATTAACTTTCTTCTTCAATGAACTGATCAAGCCATCAATGGGCATATCGTACACCAAACTTGCGTGGTATCCTGCGCCTCTCATCATAGAAGCAAATTCATCTAAAAAATTGTTAAATTCAACAAAATCATCATGAGAGTCTGGATACAACATCTCTACCGATGCGGCGTACTGTGGATCAATTTCTGACGGATTTGAAGCAGCCATCTGACGGCTGGGGTATCTCTTTGTCCAGTTCACCCTAGTGGTTGATCCGTTATACTTTCTTTTTAGTCTCTCCAACTGATCTATAGCAGTAAAGATAAAGTCTTGATGCTGCTGATAGTGTTGTTCTAACTGTTGCCTACTCATTTGTGTGGATTCTGAGACTATCTCCTCTAAGGTTTCCTCATCTAGTTCTAACTCTTCATTAGTCTTTTTAGACTTATTACCCCAGTTCTTTGCGCCAACCTTTCGGCACTTAACAAGAGCACCGGAAGCATATGCACTCGGCCACACATCATATCGAGAACGTACCTTGTGATAGCAAGCATCCTTCTTACCCTTCTTCTTTTTCTTTTTTTTCTTCTTTTTCTCGTCGAGGAGTTCTTCAGCCTCGTTTAAAATCTGAGAATAGTCTTCAATATCTTCAAAGTCATCTTCAGATATAAGCGATAGATTCGGTTCATATTCGTATTTAGGCTCTTCATCGATGAAGAACCGTCTCCATTTATTATTCATAGGTAACCCTCATTTTGTTAATAAATAGTACACTACAAACAAAAAAAGAGAAGATCAATTGATCTTCTCTTTAAAAAGGGAGGGGGGGAATGACGTTTACACAATAGTAACTACATCTCCGGTATGCCAAAAGACTATATTGGGTAGTTTTTTATCAAATTTTTAGCCAAATCTGACGATGAATTGAATTTATAGTCTCCTCCTATTCCCCATAACATGTTAATTCCTAGTTCTTCACAAACATCTTGCTCTGGAGTATTGGATTTGCCCCTATCTCCGCCATTAGCAAAGTAATCAGGGCGAATCATTCGGATTGCATTACATACAGTATCGTCTGAATCATCTACCGCTGCAACCAAAATCACACCTTTAATCTCTTTAAGGATCTTCGCACGTTCTTCAAAAGACATAAATACATATCCTTTCTTTCTCATAAGCCATTCATCTGAATTTGCTACGACTATCACATTACCTCGCTGTGCTGCATCACGAATCATTTGTACATGTCCTCCGTGAATAGGATCAAAGCCTCCAGATACCATTACTGTTGGCAAATTAAGTCTTCTAGACTTCATCATTTCATCTCCTTGATTATAACTTTTTTTCTTGCTTTCTCAATATTATCCATAATAGATTCTTGCTTTGAGGAAAGATAATTTGCTTTACCTACAAAAGAATCTGGGAGTCTTGTCAACTTTCCGTTTTTACTGCTTTTTTTGATATTCTCTAGCATCTCACCAGCAAATAAATCAATCATTGCTTTCAACTCCTTGACGGTTAAGAACAGAATAGTCAAAATCAATACCTGATTGGTGTTATCTCTATCGTAATATCCTCTTTCAAGTTCACACTTCAGGGTATCATAGCCATCAGTAAAATACAAGAATACTTCTTCATCATGCAATGTAACTCTTACGTCTTTTTCTTCGGTATATTCTATGTAATATTCCTCATCTTCTTTCATCATTGATTCGAACAAATCTCCATACATAATAAAAAAATTCTCTTTATCATAATCATTGATGAATTTGAAATATTCCATATTCAAGCCATTCTTTATAAAAGCCTCTATCATCTCATCTACTGTTTTTTCTTCCATATTATCCTCTTTATGGTACACTTGGCTAGACTCGAACTAGCAACCTACTGCTTAGAAGGCAGTTGCACTATCCATTGTGCTACAAGTGCTCGTACTTATTATACGTTTGAGTATAGGATTTTATTCATAATTTTTATAGTTTCATCTGGAGAAGTTGTTTTAAATCCAGTTATCTTTGAGTGCTCATATATCTCATAATCGTTTCCGTCTTGTTCACAACGATCTCCTACGAAGTATATCTTACTATAATCATGGAATATGTCTGTATTTTCTAATGGATAAGTCTTGTCCCATCCTAATGGAAATATATCAAATGAAGTATCTCCACCATATTTTACACTCAATTCAACATCAGATGACGAAAGATCTCCTAAATTAGAACACTGTGTGTGTACCAATGTCTTGAGTTGTTTCAAAAACGGTTTTCTGATTTTATAATCAAAATCCATTCTTTCCCATTTGCTCCTATCTTTCTCTTCAGCATTTCTACCTATAGGGCACCAATTGAGTGTACTACCCCTGTAATCAAAAAAATGCCCTGTAAGGGGTATATCGTGCTCTAAGACTAAATCTTTTTGTAATTCTATTAACAAGATCATCAATCTGTTCCAAAGTGTTTCACCCATATATTCCCTCATATTTCGCTCGTAAACCATTTTATCGTTCAAGAGGTACTTTGTACCATTGCAAGGTAGAAAATGAATCCTAGAGGAATCTACGAGGCTTAAATCAAATAATCTAGAACATTGATGACGGACATAATTCATATCTGAACCTGTAATGATTCCTATATCAAATCCTTTTCGCTGCGCTTCATGAAGACGCATCTCCATGTTGATATCCATTTTCTGTCTAGCAGGAGTCAGCGTACCATCCATGTCGAACAAGATTATTTCTTTCATATCACTCACCTTTTATCCATTCCGAAGGGTTATATTGTACTTCGTAGTCATCAAAAGTTTCAATTAGTTCGTCTTCTGTGTCCAAGAAAACTGGATAGTTTTTAGCGTAAGTACCTATCGTGTTATAATGATAGTACTCGATTGCTTCTTCGTAAGTCATACCTTGTTCTGTTAACTGTTCTAGAAATTGTTGCTTAGAGTACATAAACCTGTCGTCTTCAAGGCTGTATCCTAATATTGCAGAATCATGATATACTCTAGGCTCAAGAACTATCGCTTGAGATCCATCTTTAAGAAAAAATCTTTTTTCATTTGCGCCAATTACAGTTATCATTTCAATCTCCAGATAAAAAAAAATGGCAGTTTTTTAAAGAGAACTGCCAAACTCAGGGGGGTTATTATTCTTCTTGTGAAGTATCTTCAGGTTCTTCCTCAGTCTCTCCATTCTCTCCTTCAGAGCCTTCGGAGGCGGTATCTTCCTCTTCTACTTCTTCTGCGGCTGTTTCCTCAGCCACTTCCTCTTCTACGCTTGTATCTTCTTCTTTCTCTCCACAAGCAAAGAGCATAAACATTAAACTACTAATCATTATTTTCTCCTTCAACATTAGTTGTATTATCATTAGTTATAACAGTTTCACTATTCTCTTCCGTCACTTCTTCTTTAACTTCTACCATTTTTGTTTCAGTAGTGGTATCTACAGTTTCGACTTCTTTGGTGGTTGCAGTTGGAGTAGCAGTAGTTACAGTAACTTGCTCCTTGTCCCCACACCCAATCAAGAGTGTCATTATTAATAATTTAGTTTTCATTGTTTCTCCTTTCTATATTATTATACGTTTGAGTAGATGATTTTATTCATCTTTTTCTAATCTTTTCATTAAAATTTTTATATACTGAATCATATCTTCGATAATTGCCTTATCTTCTGTTCCAGCATAATTGAATCTTAGATTCTGAATCTTCTTCAGAACAGTATTCCATTTAAGCCACAATTTTTGATTTTGTTTGTTCACCATGTAACTCCAAATATCTTAGAACAGTAAGTTCTTTCATTTTTGCTTCCACCATAACATCAAGTGAAACGCCATAAGTATCTATCTTCTGATAAATATAGTCAGAATGTGCTTGAGGTTTTATAGAATTGTCACATTGTTCTTCTCGTCTAGACTCAGAGTAATGAACTACAGGGACGATGTCTCCCCATGTTGAGGCTGCCAATTTGACTGCCTCTTCTTGCGATAACTCCCCAGTGCAGAAGCCGTGATGATGGTAGTCATGCACAATAGGAATACCGATACGTGTAAACACTTCGTCATAAAGTTCTTTTGTTGAGTATAGTGAGGCTTTGTCATCGTTTTCTACCGTTAGTCTAGAACGCACACTTTCAGACAATCGCTCAAAATTTTTACAAAAATTATCCAATGCCATCTTTCGATTGTTATAGTGTGCCCCAACATGAATATTGAGTTTGGCAAATGGAGAGCGCTCAAGACAAAGCAGATCAAACACTTTCCCATGCGTTTCTAGATCCTTGATTGTATTTAAAACAACTTGCTCTTTAGGAGAAGTCAATTTATTGAATGGGCCGGGATGAGATGTCACCCTCATTCCGTTCTCTTCAATATATAGTCCACAATCAAATAAGACACGTTCAATCATTGAAAATTGAGGAAGATCCTCAATATTGTATTCGGATGCCCATGGAATCAAATTAGATGAAAGACGAAAGAAATCGAAACCGTTTGCTTTATTCCATTTAAGGATAGTGAGAAGATCTCGACAATTTTGAAGTGCCAGTTGTCCGGCATACTCCAAACCTTTTGCCTTGAATGTTCGCTTGATCATGGCACGATTTGTCGTAACACGTTCTGCTTTTGGATTTGATCCATAGTTTTTTGGATCGTTAAGTTGCATATTGATGCATGCATAGCCTATATTGTTAATCATTTTTAACCCCCGTTGTTTTGATTTACTCTTTCTATACGTTTGAGAAAGAATTGTTATTCAAAATATTTTTAGTTAGGGTTATTATTGATCCTGAGAGCCGTGACAATCACAAGGATCACATTCACACGCTTCACAAATGCAAGATTCACAAACACTGGTATCTTTATTCCATTGAGCACATAGTGATTTCGCTGTTGCATAATTGTGACATGCTGTCTCAACTTCTAAAACAGTATCATATATGCTGAACTTGCCTATAAATTTTGTTGACTCGATTATAATGTATCTCATTCTCTCTCCCAAGTTTTAATTTCATATCCAAATTCTTTAAGACATCTTTTGTACTGATTCATATCGATACCCAGTAATCTAGAAGCCTCAGAATTATTAGAAGCAATACCAATAATAGAATTAACTAAAGCCTCAGAAACAATCTTATGAAATGATTTCCACAATGGAAAGTTAAAAAATTTAAAGTTTAAAGATCTAATGATAGTTTCTAGTTTAATAGAAATAATATCTTCTAATGATAAGGACTCAATATAATATACGAATTGATCATCAATTTTATTCAAACTTTTTAATTCTGATATTTTAGAATAATTTTTATAATATAATTCTTTATCTTCTTTCTTATTAATCATAATAATATAAATAGAATAGTATATAATATATATAATTATATATAATATTAATATATCAGAGTTCCAAATCCCCTAAGTCAACTTCCATCTCTTCTTCAGTATCAGCAGAGACATCATCTGTTGAACCTAATTTCTCCTCAGCATCTTCAATTGCTTGTTGAGCATCTTGAGGAATATCTGCTTGAGGTTCATTTGAAAGTCCATCTTCAAATTGCTTGAAATACATAGTCAGGTTAGCGATCAAGAACCTTTTGAACTCTGTTTTGTCAGCAGGGTTTCCTAGTGTCTCATAAGCGCTTCTAATGCTATTCTCGATCTTCTTAAAGGCTAATTCTGCACGTCGTACACCAGTAGCATCTTCTTTCCCTTCAATAGACTTGGCATTTTCAGAATCTTCACGAGCCTGTTCTTTCTCTTTTTCCATTTCATCCCGTTTCGGCCCAACTACTTTATCTTCCGGAATATCATCATCATCGACAGTGATTTGGATGTCTGGCTCTTCTTCTTCGTAAAGTCTGCTAACTGCTTCATTGATACTCTTGGTATCCTCGTCTTTTCCGATACTTTCTTGCTCGAAGATATCCAGAACTAGTTCCATGACTCTTTCTCTATAATCTTTCCTTTGTTCATACGACGTCGTCAAAATCTTGTAGTCACCCTCTAGAACGCTTAACAAGTTGGTATTAGAGAAAAGATCTTCTAGTGCATTCATACCGGTAGTCTTGTGGATAAATGCCTGCTTCTTCGCTTCTGAGAGCACCATGAAAGATTGCAATTGGTTTCTCAAGTGTTTTCTGTATATCTTTTCGATAATCACCTGCTTCTTCTTTTTCGACTCTTGGAGAATTTTAAATTCGCCTAATCTCTTTTTGATTTGAGAACGGTAAACCTTCTCAGCGAGTATCTGCTTTTCGATACTGTCAAATAAATCTTCTCTTTTCATTTTTATTTTCTCCAAAACTTGAATAAAGTAATTAGTTCAAACGTATAATATTGTGTAGGACTTTCTCAACCAAATCGGTTATGATATCGTCCTCACTATAATAGGGGGCTCGTTTGTCGGTATATGTACTATCAATTTTAAATTTGTTTTTGATGCTTTTCTTTGCAATTGCATCGCTACCACTATTAGACTTATGTCTACTACTTGGTATTACTCTGACAGTCATAGAAGACAAGCCGGGCTGCTGCGGAAGTTCGGAAGGGTGGAATGTGACTTCGTTCACATCCTCTTCCTCTTCGTCACGGTTACCGTCTAGTGGGCTAGATCCACCTGCTACTGCCCCACTAGCCATAGTGGACATTTCATCTAATTGTTCCGCAAGGATCGATGTAATCATTTCTTGAATTACGTTAATCGATTCATTCACTTCTCCGGAACCAAATACGATGCGAAGATAGTCTTCAAGGTTTTGCCCTACGAAGTCTACGAGAAGTGAATCTACTGGGAGGTTATAAACTTTTTTCAAATCCAAAAGAAGTCTAAGATCGGTTGCACTAAAATTTTGTTTATCTAAATCTTTTGGTGTTGATTTCATAAACTTAGCAACTTTTTTCTGATTAGCCTTGGACAATGCAGAGATGTATTCTTCTACAGAAGCATTGGCAGATAATTTTTTTCTTTTTCTTGAGGACACAAGTCCTTTAGCAAGTTCTGAAGCCTTTGCTTTTATATCATCAGAAATTCTTTCAATAATATCAGCAGACTTAGTCATTAACTCAGCAATTGCTTGAGAGTACTCAGGATCATGTTTAAAAGCAGGTACTAAAGTTATTTCTACATTTTCCATATCTTCATAAAATGAAAATCTTTTCATTGAGCCCGGATCATCTTTTTCTTTTTCAGACATTGCTAAATAATATTTAGAATATTCTTCGGGATAAAAATCAACATCTTGATAACTTTGTCTTTCATCAGCAGGTTTCATTATTTCTGCTAGAGCCATGATAGGAGAGGGACTAGGATTTGTTGTCTCTATTAATCTAATATTACCAGAAGCGCCTCTGAGCATGAGTCTCCACAGTTCTATGGCTTTATCATATGTGATTTCAGTACCTGAAAATGGTAGCAATCTTTTTGAACCGCGTGGAGCAGATACAAAAATTAAGACATCATCTGCAACTTTAGACAGATGTTCCGCCATAAGAAGATGTCCTTTGTGGGGAGGCTTGAAAGAGCCCGGCATTACAGCAACAGTTTTAGTTCCCGTGGTAGTTACAATTGTCTGCTCTCCTTCTTCATCTCCGATTTCACCTTCTGGAGTATCTTGAAGTTCTGTAGACTCATTCACTGCAGCAGGCTTTTTAGTCATAGCCTGTGCTAAATTACTTCCCATTCCATCTCTGATGAAGTCACCTGTGATCTTGATGGGATTATTAACCCCAAATACATCATTCGAGCGCATCACAACTCCTTCGTGACTAGTGAGAGCATCATTTCCTACTTTAGACTTATTGACTAAAGTTTGAAGAACTGCTCTTCCTAATAGTCTAGTTGCATGGTAGAATATTGCACCAGATGCAAAGTTGTAATAAATCTCATCATCTAATTCAGGGTGTGCCTCTTCACTCAGAAGTTCTCTGATTGAGTATTGCTGCTCTCCTTGATCTGGAATTAAAGCAACATAATTTGCCTTGCTGAAGCAAGATCTAGATTTTCCATCTGAAAATGTATACTTAACACTATACGAAGGCTTTACAATCTTAGAATCAGATAACCAAGATGATAGTGATTGTGAAGTAGACGTTTGTGAGTCCAATTTTACCTCTATAACCTCTGCTAGAACTTTACTATAGTCAATGTCTATCTCACCTTTTAAAGCGACTGTATCGTACGGAGAGAGCGCTCTAAAGCCTTGTACGGTATTTGTATCATTGATTATCTTAACCAATTGATTTAATGCCTGCTTTTGCTGATCATTCAAATTTATTTCTTTAGTTTTTCTAGTAGTCTTGCCTTCTGGGCTGAATATCTCATTGAGTCCATGAAACGCAATAAAATCTTCATCATATTTTACAGCATTTACTTGCCCCGAATCTTTCGAACTTTCATGCACAATATCATTATTTAAACATATTGCAGGGTTATTCCACATGTCCAACACTCTTAGAACTTGTTCCATTTGTGTTGGTTGAGCACTAAGTGCATTATTCAATACAGTTAAAGCAACTGTACCATCATTTACAAAACCATGTCCAGAGGTAATCCCCTTTACGACAACGGGCTTCTTTTTCTTTTTGTGGATGATTGTTAAATTAGTCCCAACAGTTAACTTGTCCATTGAGACGCCCATAGCAACTAATTTGTGTAGAGGGATTTGCATAACTTCATCAGAATCTAGAGATTGCAATATAGCCTTCTCAAACCTCTCTTTTAAACGATCTGCTGTGACTCCTTCACGATCAATATTAGCCCTAGACATCCTGTCAATAGCAAACTCTCTGTCTCCGGACTTATTAGTGACTAATCGAATCGGCCCATTAATCCCATCTATCTTGATAGACGGTGTGAATTTATTAATATATTCTATCACTTCGTTCTCGAATACTGATAACAGATCTTTTCCATTCTTAACTGAATCCAGATCAAATGGATGCCACATATGCCCAACCGGGCCTTCTTGCAATAATCTTTTAGTCACTTTATATTCTCCTTTATTTTAAATACGTTTCATACCATTTTTGTTGCGCACCTTCTATTGACAAAACCTGATCGGACTTTCTACCGGGGTTTCCGTCTGCTGGGCGTTCAGCCCAAAATTCCACTTTACCTTCCCAAGTTGGTAATTGATCGATTACTTCTTGTGGTAAACTTTTTAACTTCGAAGATGATACAACTGTTTCAGCCATATTTGGCTTTTCGGCAACATTTAGGATATCCATTAAGTGTCCAAATCCGGGAAAGACTGCCAACGGTAAGCCTGTCATTATTGAAAGTTCAACTGAATCTTTCAAAGGAATTCTAATATCTTTGGTGCCGTGAATAATAAAACCTCCAGAATCATGAATACCAGCAGAAGTGCTCCCAGCAGATTTCTTCCAAGCAGGGGCGACATAATGTACCTTTGGGCGATACTGTAAACCGCTAGCGGCATGAGCAAGAAAAGCAACGCCTCCTCCTCTGGAGTAAGCAACTAAATGCACAGGCTTTCTGTCGTTTAAAAATTTAACGGCAATTTCAACATCTCTATCTGTAACCAACTCTCCACTATCAAATTGTGGACAACCAGCATCTCCGGGCTTTTCCCAAGTGTCATAAATTCCGTCCGGCTCAGGTTCTTCTAAAGTACCTTCTCCGGAATCTGAATCGATAACGTCTTCTAGGCATCCTAATTGATACATTCCACCACCTCTGCCTGAGACAGAATGTTGATTAGGGCGTCCGCCTTTGCCATGAAACCCTGCCCATTCCATCTGTTCGTTAAATTTTCTAAAGTTTTCCATTATTAATTTCATTTTCATTTTCTGATATATCCCCCACATGCAGTAAAATCACCATCATATTTAGCGACTGACTTTCCTTTTTCATCTTCATATCCAAATTCAGCACAAGCAGGTAAAGTAGATTTACACGCATCAATTGCTTTTTTATATTCTTCGGAGAAGTTATCTGGATATTCACCAGATACATTAGAAGCATCACCAACTGAATCTCTACCCAGTGCGTTTGCTTCTAAGTCATCTCTACGATCATCAAATTTTTCTTTCCAAGTAAGTCCAGTAGGCTTAATTAAGTCAGTTATCTCTCTTAGTTCACTGAAAACTATTGCAAACGCCTTTCCACTCCAACCTCTTTGAGTTGCCATATTGTTAGCCACACAATGAAAGAACTTGTCTTGATTTTTAACATTGAACGACATCATGCTAGAATATGCAAAGATAAAGTCTTTCATTGCTTTCTGTACAGCCAAATTTCCTCCACCGATATCTCCAAGTTTTTCGACACCATCAACAAATTTATCTTTAAGAAAGACAAGAGCATCCCTAGCAATGCCTTCATTAATTGCATCTTGAAATATCCTTTCTTCCAGAAGATACATTTCATATTCTTCTTTGATTAATATTTTTAATCTAGATTTTCTGATTTTCATACCGAATTTCCTTATTTATTAAACTTAAGTATCTCTTCCATCATAGCACGAACCTGTCTACGATAAGATTCATTCTTCTTCTTTTTATCTTGATCTTTCATAGACTTTTCAATAGCCTCTCCTCTCTTCTTTTCATACCCAGAGACTTTGCCATCTTTATCCAGATCAGCCTTTTTAGGATTTTCAAGTTCTTCGATTTTTTTGCCACCGTCTTTTCCGGCACATTTCTGCTTTCCACATTCAGGGCATGGCTTATCACCTCTGTTACCTTGTCCCATACAATGAACTTCTTCTATAGTTTCTTCTTTCTCTTCTTCTTTCTCATCTCTGTTTCCACTACAGTGTGCTTCATTCAGAGTACTTTTTCCAAGATTGAACTTTTCCATCAATAATTTGTTAAGTTCGTTGTTCTTGCTATTGTTATATTTTTTCATTATAGTGTTTCTCCTTTTAAATGAATTCTTTCGATGGATAGATTCCATCATATTTCTTTTATATCCGTCTTCCCAATCTCGGAAGCACATATTACCTTGTAAATAGGCTTCTTTTTCCATATTTCTTAGATGCTCATCATTTTGTGCATAGCCCTCGCCTATTGCATTGATCTTATCAAATTCACCTCTTAGGTTTTGTCCATGATGAATGAGTTCATGTGCGATAGATCTAAGTATGTCTTTAGGATGCCTATTAGTCACATAGACAGTCACTGCTTTGTTTTGGGGATCATAGTAGGCTGTCTTCCCTAGAAGGACATCAGCGTTATCCTCGTCGTCCTGAAGAGTAATACTAGGCATAGACTTGAGTCCAACTTTCTGTTGAACTGCAGAAGCCAAGTCATCTATCAGAGGACTTAGTTCCTGCATATCCATATTTGAATTATTTTTAATTTGACAATTCATTAATGATACCTTCTAACATGTAATTAGAGAAAAAATCTAGATATGACTCCTCTAAGACACTAGCAGACTCGTTTACTTTACCTTTACCTTTTTTGGGCTTAGATTTTGAAAACATAGCCAAAAGTTTAACTTTGCTTGACAGCCCTAGTCTTTCTAGATCTTTCTTCAAGAACCTTCTTAGAACTTTTAAAAGTCTTTGTTGAACCTTTTGTCCCTCAGGAGACTTTAGATCATACCCAGCGGCTTTGAGTTTAGGGCCGATAATCTGACTGATGTTGAGTACACCATTTTTGATTTTTGGAATCATTTTTATCATCTGTTCTTTGGACTTAGTTGGGGAATCTTTCTTAGCGTCATCTAAGGTAGAAGATTTGAACCTTCCTTCTCCAGCAGCAGTGAATTGCTTCTTGGAATAAGCGAGTGCATAGTCTTTTGAACTTTCTTTCTCTTCAGGCTTCATCCCATCATATAGACTATTCATTTTCTTAACAGCGGTGATATCTTCGTATCTAGAGGCTAATGTACCAAAGTCGCCCTTTTCGGCATAGTTCTTGAGTCTAAATAAGAACTTTTGTATTGCTTTTCTCTTTTTCTTTGGATCTTCATGCTTTTTAGTAACTTTCTGAAGAGCAACTTGAAGATTTGTTTTGAATTTTGCTAGATCACTTCTTTTTTCTAACAATACTCCACCAGATTCAGACAACATAATAGTTCCAACAGTATCTACCAATTGACTTCTTAAAGATTCTGAAATTTCAATACCTGAGCCTTTCAACTGAGCCTCAATGTCCCCAAGGATAGCAGCCAATGCACTAGTGTTCTTAGAAACGATTTTTCCTTGATCACCTTGCTTATCTGTTTTGCGATAATAGTAAGTTCCTCTAGCCTTTGCCAAATCAGGAAACAACTTAGACAGTCTAGACTGAAGGCTGTTTTTCCCTTTTCTGACGTTAACAGTTTCATCACCACCTTCTTCTCCACCTTCTGGATCTTCCTCACTTCTTCCTGCTTCCTGATCAGAATCGACATTATTTTCTAAATTGCTTTTTGCTTGTTCAGCAGCCTTCTCTTGCTCTGCAGGTGTCTTACCACTAGAACCATTGATAAAATCATAAATTTTTTCCCACATCTTGGCATTTGAAGCGAATGCAAACTTGTATGAATCGAAGATAGAAGCCAAAATCCCTTTTGCCTTTGGACTTTCGAGTTCTTTACCTAGGTTTTGTGTATCTTTCTTTACATCTCCTGTTGGTTCTTCGGGAGCATCACCGCCACCTAATTTCTCTTTCTGAAATTTTATGTATTGTTCTGCTTCAATTTGATCTCCAGTCTCAAATCTATCTGTATTTTTCATGATGTACTGTGCCATTTTTACAGGATCTGACATATTCAACTTCTTCAGTTCTATTTGTCCTGAATTGGATAAAGTTTGTGGAAATTTCTTAGTACCACCAGACTTTTTAGGATCTTTGTCCCCTTTGTTACCACCACCTGTAGGCGGCTCTTTTTCAGCATCAGCGGTTATATTTCCTTCTCCTTTTCCGATTTGATTGGAAATAATCTCCCCTTCTTTTCCAACTTCTGCAGTTTGCTCTTGTAATTGCTTCTGAAATCCATCATATATGTTTTCAGATGACATATTTTCAGCAATGATCATGTTTTCTTCATACTTTCTCATTTCAGAGATAAAGGCACGAAATGCACTTTCGCTTAGCACTGAATTAGCCTTTTTGATCATTATAGCCCTTGCAAACTCTTCTCTGATGATTTTATTATTGTTGTCGTTCATTTTGATACCCTCATTTGATAAATTTTTGACATTTTTTGTTATAGTGTATGAATTCTATTGTATTTCCATCCGGATCTTGCAAATATACGCCAGTTGTACCATCTCTATGACTAACTTTAAGTCCATTGGCAGGTAAGTCTTCTATTTCTTCACATCTAATCCCAATATGAGGCTTAGATGTATCAAAACTCTTATCTAGAAGCGCAATATTTGTATTTGCAATCTTTAGGCGTATATAGTTTTCTTGTCGGTGGGTTATTTCCCCACCTAAAGTGTCAATATACCATTTTTCTGAAATATTTAAGTCATCAACTAAAATAGCAATATGATCTACAACAGAATCCATGAATTATACTCCTTAACTCTAACTAAGTAGTCCTTTTACTTTCTATTCTGGCATTAATTGCATAAATATTAGTTATTTGATTATCCAAAAAGTCAACCACTCTTAACATTGCTACTTTTCTCTCTGTCAATGACTCAGTCCCAATCTTGATCCACTTCTCAAGCACCAGTCCTCTTCTTTTTCTTGAATGTTTGGAGAGATTAGTCCAACTTATCAAGTCTCCCACGTCTATCGTGTCAAAATTTGCTTTTCCAAGCATTTATCCCTCTGGTGTAGGAGCATTTAATTTGAGATTCATCAATTTTATTTGCTTTTCCTGCTCTTCTTCCTGATCATCCTCTTCTTCTTGCTCTTCAGCATCTTTTTCAGACTTTTTTCTCAGTTCATCAGCAAGTTCATCAGCAGCATCAGCGACTTCTGACTCTTTTATGAACTTATTCCAATTTTCAAATAATTTTTTCATAGTTTATAATCCTCTGTATACTTTATAGACGGCTTTTTCGAAGTCCATGCCCTCTTCATACAACTTAACAACCCTCCGGGCTGCATTGTACGCTCAAGCACCATATATTCCTGCCTCATTGAACTTTAGTTCTAGTTTTTTTGTCATTTCTTCTTTTAGTTTTTTGTAATCTTCCATTTTTGTATTCCATATATCATATATTATATTTTTCGGACATTTTTTTGTCTCAACTTTTGTTAATTAGTCCATTTTTATATTAACTTTAAACGTATTTGTCCCAGTAGTATCACTTAGAGTGACAGATTTACCATCTTCTAGGTTCTTCATGTCTGATTTTGACATTTTGATTTCAATTTCAATATCGTGACTTGCTTTTTTGATTTTACCTTCGGCATCTTCTGATATCATATTGACATCTTCACCTAAGTACTTGTCCATGTAATGATATACTTTAGAAATATAGTCTGAAGCCTTGGTGATTTTGGCTTGAACCCATGCTGGAAGGTTCTGTTCGCCGATTTGCTCCATCCTAGCAGACATGGATTGAGAGTATTTTGCTGCTTTGTCTAGTTGTGTTCTAACCATAGACACTTCATGATCTAATTCTCCAGTGATTGTAAGAGCACCAGTGGCTTTTGCTGCCCCTGCTTGAGGATCAGTCACCTGTCCTCCATGCATATTCGGATCATAAGGCTCTAAATCGTGCTCACAGCCGTCAGTTTTCTTTTCTAATGAAACTTCTTTCTGTAGTTCTTCCATTAACCATACCATTTCTTGTTTTGTTAAATCATAATTACTCATTTTTTCTTCTCCTTGTTCAATCTTTGGGTTTTTTTCTTGGATGCTTCTTTTCTTTCTTCTGCATATTCATATGCTTTCTTCAGCCTGGCCTTAACTTTGGGATCTTTTGCATTTTTGTAAGCAGCACGAGCCCTTTGATGGATCAAGTTTATTATCTGAGATTGTCTTTTGTGAGATTTTGATTTAAAACTTGACTTAGCAAGAGTATCTTTGACATCTTGAACTGTAGAAAACTTAACAGATACTGTGTCACTAGGATTTTCGTCGGTATAAAGTCTTCTTCCGGAACCTTTTGGCTTTTTACCTGTACCTGTCTTGGGGTTTTCTGAGCGATTTCCATCGCCACCACCGCCACCATCTCCGCCATCACCGCTACCACCAACTGAAACACCGGAAGAGTCTCCATGGAGCATATGGTGATCATAAAAATAGCCTCCAAAGTACTTTTTGCTTCTTTTATGAGTTGGATGATGAGATTTTTTACGTTTTTTACGCTTACGCTCTTCAATATTATTTTTATTCTTCTCCTGCCACTCTGCAGATTCAGAATCTTTTGCGATTGGGCCGCCTTTAGCCCAAGTATGACATGATCTGGCACTATGACACTTGAAATGATGCATCCAGCAGTATCCTAATTCACCATCATCATCAAATGTATCACCGGGAAGACAATCTTTCATCCTAGGGGAAATATCAAATGCAACACAGACACCACATGAAGACTCTTTGGCAGCCTTCTCAGAAGTTTTCCAATATTTTGCAATTTTCTGCCAATAATCTGCTGGCTCATCGACATTCAATGGGCCGTAGTTGAATTTTTTGATTGTAGAATCCCTGTTTTTCGTATTAAGGGCTAAATCCTGTGTAGCAGGGGGACAAACTAGATCCAAAACTGCTTTCTTTATTTTTTTTAATCTTACTTTTATAGACATATGTATAAACACCTCTGCATAAATAGTGTTTTTACATTAGTTTGTCATAAAATAAGACTAAACCCATCAAAAATTGTATAACAGTGAATCCTGCAATCGCTTTCAGTTTAAAATCTTTTAATTCTCGTACTTCTTGTTTCATCTCACCTAGTTGTGTTGGAGATACAATATCATCAATTCGCTCTTTCCACTGCTTAAGTTCAGCAACACTATTTTGTTGTGCCCTGACTTCGGCAATTTGAGTCTTAACTTCTTGTATTTCACCACGTAACTCTGACATGCTAGTATTTAGGTTTTCTAATTGTTGCAAAACCATCTTACTATATACTTCCCATCCTGCTGCTGAATCCATTTTATACCCCTCCGAGTTCATTAAGTAAATAGTGCATCAATCCGTTATGAGCAGTTTTTGTTAGGTAATATTCTCTGGCTTCAGATGTGCTAACCCACCTATATTTTTCTATCTCTTCTGCCTGCAAAACAATGTCTCCAGTCCACTCTGTAACTAAGAAATAAATCTTGTCTCTATTGCTATCTTTTCCAATAAATTTAGCCTTTTTGATCTTCAATCCAATCTCTTCTAGGCATTCTCTGTAGACTCCCTGTTCTTTTGACTCTCCGAATTTAATTTTTCCACCGGGTATGTCATATCGATCTTCACTCCCAGTTGGCTTAACTAATAATATCCTTCCTTCTTTAAAGAAAAATGCTTTTGCAGATGTGGTTGTATCACCGGGTTTTAAATTTGCCATGTTGTCTCCTTAATATATATCTAACTAGTTTTTGTGGCTACAATGAAACTTTTATTATGAAACCATTCTTCATTAATAAACTTAAATGAACTGGCTGTGTTCGAGCCCCATCTTACAACAAATACTTTGAAATTTTTTTCATATGCATGTTTGTCTTCCAATGGAAAAGCCAATGTCCCAACTAGATTCGTATTGTCCTCTACAACCAGCATAGAGTCATATTCTAAAATATCTGTGACGATGCCGTACGGATATCTACCATTACTAGACAGAACCTTGTCCCAAACTTTTGTAAAAGTAATTAAGTCACCAACCACTGGTAATATTATTAAATCTTTTATTCCCATATCTTAATTAGTCACCTCTCATCTAGTATTGCCGATAGATTTATTGGAACCACGCTGACGATACCTTCGATCAACTGTGCATATGGAGGCTCTCCAACAGCAGCAACGGATACGACAACACCGATAACTTTACCATTCTCGTTAAACACTACAGAGCCTGAAGAGCCCGGTAAAGAGATGGAATCGATAATATATCCTGTTGGACTATATCCAGTAATCATCCCCTTGGATAAATTAAATGGTATACCTAACGGGTGCCCACAATGAAATACTTTTTCTCCTAGTTTATTGTTTTCAGAAAATTTAAACTTAGTAGCAAGTGTACCTGTCAGTTTCACATCAGGCTTTATTATTGCCAAGTCAAGTTCTGGATTTGATAAAAGTACTTTACCGCTTACAATGTTGCCATTCTTCTCTACAATATCCAAAAACAAAGACTGTTCAACTACATGATTTGCTGTAATAATATATAATTCACCTTTATGGGTGAACAAGTTCCCTGAACCAAAAGAAGTTCCTATACTAGACACAGATACTATTCTCACTGAAGTCTCGAATGCTATTTTTAATCCATCTTCTGTATCTTGATGAACTAAGTTACTGCTCTTAGCAAAGACATCTGCACTCGAAGTGTCTCCGGCTATCAAGAGCATTGAAAATAAAATGCTAATCATTTTAATACCCCCCTATTAGTATATAGGGGCTATTAACGTTGAAGAAGATTTATTATTTCGAGACGTAACATTTCCTGAATGTCTGTAGGTTTGGGAGGACTAGGAATATCTGCCCTGACTAATGCTTCCAAGCATTCATCAACATCGATATGCCATCCATTGTTATCATTAAACCTACCTAACATCATTTTGCCAACTGTTTCTATGGTAACAGCATCCCAATCCTCACAAGTTATTTTGATGCTTAGATTCAGATCGTCATCTTCTGCAATACCTTGCAATATTCTGTCGGGACTAATTTCATCACTCCATCCAATAGATGCCTCGACTTTCATATCAAGTTCATCTAATTTGGTAGCCTGAGAGAGGCTTGAGTATAGGCTCTGGTTACTTAAGAAGGCTTGGTTTAGCAAACCAGCCTTAATAACATTCATGCCTTCAGAAGCCAATATAGAGATTAATGTGGATATATGCCCAGACATTCTTTTAGCCATTTCAACTAGTTCTGGGTTTTCTGGATCAAAATCTTCATTGACTTCCCTGAACAGTTGATTCAGATCAGAACTATCAGAAAACTCTGCCGTGAAAGAAGTAAGAACATCAAATCCTAAAGGATTATCGTTATCTAACTCCTCTTCATCGATATCCCAGTTGCCATCTTCTTCTAGGGTTTTTTTGAATTTAGTTAGATAGTATCTCTCAGAAATATCGGTACGAACAATCTCTTCTCCATCGGACATTGCGCTAGCATGAGAGATATAATCTTTAACTGTGTTATTTAGAGAATCGTCGGCATGCCGATCCATAACAAAAGTTAACTTATCTTTCATTTCCGATAATGCATACATCCACGTATCAGGATCATGAGGAAAATATTCACCATTATCAGTAACATTAAAGTTAGTAATAGGAATTGATATGATCATAACATTCTTATATCCTCCCCAAAAAGTATCAAACAATACAGAGTAGTTAGTAAACCAAGCATCATCATAAAAATAAGTTTCTGCAGCGTAATCGATGGCATCATTCATAAGTTCTCGAACATCAAACTTACCACTAACATATTCAATTTCATCAGCATAGTTATATATAACTCTTACCTCACCTGACATATAAAATCCATCTCCGTTCCAATCTTCCTCCACTTCTAAATTATCAAAGTTTACAAAACCTCCATTGTATTCTGCCTGCAGGCTCTGCAATGTCTCTGTGGCATTTTCAATAGTTGTTCCCATGTATTGATCTTTTAAGGACTGCTCTAATTCATTCGAATACTGAACTGTTTCAGTGTATTCAATGTCTTTTCTATCCAAAGTATTGCCAAAGAATTCTGGTAAGATTTGAGACATACTATTATCTTGATAATGCCCACCAACTCTCAAGAATCTACGCAAGTCCACATCTCCTTCGAACTTGTTAACAATGTCTTCAATCTTAGATTTTTGAGCCTGCGATAAGACTTTTGCTACGTGCTCCTTGAAGCCAGAAATCATATCACCATATGATCTATTTTCTGGAACAGCAACCCTTGTTAAAATTTGAGAATAATCTCCTTTGTCTGCCAAGAAGGCGACATTCTTAATTCTGATTCTACCAACAGGTGCAAATCCTTCTACGCCTCTTTCATCATCAGAAAAAAGTTCTTTGTCTTCATATTGATCTACCAATGCTTGTGTAGGTGGCTCTTCAAAATCATCCGGATTAAGGGCATATGCAATCATACCATTAGCATGGGCTTCTGATAGTGCGCATATATTATATTGATCCCATTTTTCTTCAGATGGAGATGCCCCAAGTTTCTCTCTGCTAGACGGAGGAGTGTGGCACGAATCTAGTCCTTGATGATCGGACATTCTAAACACATCAATCGGGTGGCGAGAAAATACAATATACTCTGTGTTGCCGTTTTCTTTTCTATATTCATCTAGATTCTTTCCAGAAAAGATCACATAGTTTTTCTTTCCTGAGCCTTTTGAGCCCATTAGCCAATCACGTTGTCTGAGGGTTTCTTTTTTCAAGTTTGATAACTTAAAATAATCCTCAACATCTTTAACAGTCTCTTCTCCGCTTTCCCATCTTACTCTACCGATACCAGAAAATACTTGCATTTTATTTTTTTCTGGGAGAAATTTCATAATAGATTTTTTAAGAGACAATCTCTTGCGAAACATGTTTAAATAGTTTTTATCTTTGAGATATTCTAACTTAAAGCCACCTCTTGGTTGCCTAGGGCTATCTTTTTTGAAAGTGTTGTTGGCGTATTCTAACATATCCTTCATAACTTTATTCCAGTTAGACATGGTACCTGAAACGGAATCTACATAATCAACTAAATCTTGCATCCATTTAGAGATTGACATCTTTTCGACTTTTGTTCTTTGTTGTACTCCATCTTCTGGATTGGCGATATACGAGGTGGTAATCGACTTTTCAACTTCTGCCATATTATCAGGGTTGAATGTCCATCCAGTTCTGTATAAAAACTTTTCGAATTGAGAGAAAGGAGAATCTGGGGAGTTAGAGTTAAAAGAAGACAAGATGCGATATCTGTCTCCAAATATGTCATGAAACGGGAGAGCATCTTTTGGCATCTCCAATACGTCATCTAAATATCCAATTTCTTCTTCTGTTGCTTCATTGATTTGCTTATTCATCTCTTCAATGATAAGAGATCTGAGAAAGTCTTTTGTTAAATTCATAATATTACCTTAAAAGTTTAAGCCTTAGACAGAATAGTTTTTTATTCCAAACTTATTTTGTAAAATAAATAGTCTTTTAATCGAATGCCATCCCACTTTTCTTATTTCTTT